TGGCGCTCAAGGTGAGCAGGGAACTGGCGTCACAATTCTTGGAAGCTTTGAGACTGTTGGAGAACTTCCTTCTTCAGGAAACAGCCCCGGTGATGGTTACCTAGTCGGCGGTGACCTTTACGTTTGGGATGACGAAAACTCCCAATGGGTCAACGTCGGAAACATTCAGGGACCCACAGGTGCTACCGGTGCTACCGGTGGAATAGGCCCCACAGGCTCGACTGGTGCAACTGGTGACCTTGGTGCATTTGCTGTTGTTGAGGCAACACCACCATCTAACCCCGACGAGGGCGATGCGTGGTTCAACAGCAGTGATTCAAAAATGTACATCTACTATGACGGTTTTTGGATTGAAACCGGCGCTGCTCCAATTGGTCCAACTGGACCCACTGGTGCCACAGGTGCGGATAGCACAGTCACGGGACCAACCGGTGCGACCGGTGCGACAGGTCCAACGGGTTACCGAGGGATTACAGGACCAACAGGTCCAATAGGACCAAGCGGACCTACTGGTGCTGATTCAGATGTAACTGGACCAACAGGGCCTCTTGGGCCCACTGGTGCAACAGGCCCTACCGGTGCTCCTTCTAATGTCACAGGCCCCACGGGTCCGACTGGACCGACTGGACCGACAGGTGCAGATTCTCAAGTAACAGGTCCGACTGGACCTGCCGGTGAGTTTGTTCCTGCTTTCGCAACTCCCCCCTCAAGCCCAGAGCCCGGTCAGGTTTGGTTTGACACCGAGAACGGTGCAGTCTTCGTTTACTACGACGACTACTGGGTAGAAGTTGGAACAACGGAGTTTGGTGGTGCAACAGGTCCTACTGGCGCTATTGGACCGACAGGGCCAACAGGTCCAACAGGTGCACAAGGTGACCAAGGTGTAACAGGCCCGACTGGCTCAACCGGTGCTACTGGTCCAATCGTTACTGGACCTACTGGACCGCAAGGTTTTGGCTCCACTGCTAAAGGTTTCTATCAAACATATGCAGACTTTGCTGCCGGTGCGGGCGCTTCTTCTGCAGATGTTGGAGACTTCTACGTCATTTATGACGACGACACTATTTATATCTACACCGAGAATGACTCGTGGATTGAAGCCGGTGCCCTGATTGGTCCTTCCGGTCCAACAGGTCCTCTTGGTCCGACTGGTCCTACTGGTGCAGATTCGACAGTACCGGGACCAACGGGACCAACTGGTCCCCAAGGTACCGCTATTCGACTTCTCGGTAGCGTCAACGTAGTCGGAGATTTGCCAGCATCAAACAACGAGATTAACGATGCTTACATTGTTCAAGATGATGGCGACCTCTACGTTTGGGGTGGCTCTTCTTGGTCAAGTGTTGGTCAAATTGTTGGCCCCACGGGACCGACTGGTCCATCTGTAACGGGACCAACAGGACCGACCGGTGCTGCTTCTCAGGTTCAGGGTCCAACAGGGCCGACCGGAAGCATTGGACCGACAGGTCCTAAGGGTGGTGTCACCTATGTTCTTGACTCGACAATTCAGCAGGACGCTTACAACGTAAGTGGCTACGCCGGAAACAACCCCGAACTTATTGCAGTTCGTGGTGAGCGTATCTACTTCGATGCAAGCTCTGTAGAAGTGACAAACTCTGTTGCTCTTCGTTTGACATCAGGTAACACAGCGACCGTACCGGGTACGACCAACAACTCAACAACTTTGGGTCGTAACCTCACAAGTGCTGACCCAGTAATTGTTTACGACGTTCCGTTGAATGCTCCTGAGCAGATTATCTATCAGGACGTTACAGAGCTAAGTAACTTTGGTGTCATCAATATTGTTGACAAAGTTGGTCCTACTGGCCCAACTGGCGCAACTGGACCGACAGGTTCCCCGGAATACGATTCATACACACCAACACTTAGCGCAACTTCGCTTGTTGGTGGAGAAGCAAATGGAACAAGAACCCGTGCTGGACAAGACGTTTCCTTTGCCATTCAGATTGACCTCTCGACAACATCTGTTATGGGTACGGATTCTTGGTCTGTAACTCTTCCATTCCTTCCAGATGCCGGGTTTAGGCAGACTTTCAACGGAGTTATTGACGTTGATGGAACCGGCGCATCTCTCTATGAGATTGTGGGTGTTACAGATGAGGGTAGTGCTGTTGTCAATCTCTTCTACCCCGGAACAAATGGAATTCTTGCCGAGATAACAGATGTATTGCCTGCAACACTGTCTACATCCACAAGAATTTATGTGACCGGTTCTTACGTCTCGCAGGAAGTTGTGTAGGTGAAAAATGGCAGCGATTGATTTTCCAGAAAGCCCACAGGTAGGAGATACCTATACAAACGGTATTAACGTTTATCAGTGGGACGGAACAGCATGGCGTCTGGTTCGCACTAGCGCTGTTGGACCCACCGGTCCAGCAGGTCCAGCAGGTGCTGATTCAAATGTCACTGGGCCTACAGGACCTACCGGCCCCTCTGTAACAGGACCTACTGGACCTGCTTCAACAGAGGTCGGACCAACCGGTCCTACAGGGCCTACTGGAACGTTTGCTATCTCTGCTTGGACTACGTACACACCTCAGTGGACTGCTGCTACAACTAACCCAACAGTTGGAGATGCCAGTGTTACCGCTCGATACGTTGCAATTGGTGCAACTGTTATCGGGGAAATTCGAATTACTGGTGGAAGCTCTGTTAACGGGTTTAACAGAGGTTCTGGTGCTTACAGTTTTTCGCTACCGACTGACGCTGTTGCTGCTACATATCAGCCAGTTGGTCAAGTGGTCATGCGTAACGAAGGACCGGGAAATCAGTTCTTCGGGACAGCGATTTTTACTAGCGTAACTAATGGAATTGCCAACACAATTCAGTGTTACATGCATAGCCAGACAGCAACAATTGACGAAGGTGTTGCAGCCACCGAGTCAACTCCGTTCCTTTTCGATGTGAACGACAAGATTCTGATTCAGTTCATCTACGAAGCAGATTTGACGTAAGGGTAGATAATGGCAGCGATTGACTTTCCCGATAGTCCAAATGTAAACGACACGTTTACAGTTGGTCCGCAGACTTGGATTTGGACAGGCACTGCGTGGGACTTGACTGTAGCGCCAGTGATTGGACCTACTGGTCCCACCGGTCCGCAGGGTGCTGCTTCAAACGTAACTGGGCCCACTGGTCCGACAGGTGCTTTCACCATTTCGGAAGACACTCCTCCATCTAATCCAGATGAAGGAGATGCTTGGTTCAATTCCTCTACCGGTCAAATCTACGTTTATTACGACAGCTACTGGGTTGAGTCTGCTTCTAGCAATGTTGGCCCTGCTGGAGCAACTGGCCCGACTGGAGCAACTGGTCCACAGAACATCACCCCGGGACCTACAGGTTCAACCGGACCAACAGGTGCAACTGGTTCTCAAGGAAACACCGGACCTACTGGTCCCCAAGGTCTTTACGTAGAAGGACCTACTGGACCTCAGGGTCCAACAGGACGACAGGGCCCGACCGGTGCTCAGGGAGAGCGTGGCGTTGAGGGACCAATTGGTCCTATCGGACCTACAGGTCCACTAGGCCCGACCGGAGCAGACGGCCTTCTTGGTGCTACTGGTTCCCCGGGGCCTACTGGTCCGACTGGTCCTCGTGGATTCCAAGGTGCAACAGGTGCTCAAGGACCGACTGGTGCAACTGGTGCTTCGGTAACTGGTGCAACAGGTTCAACTGGACCGACTGGTCCCTCGGGTGGCCCCACGGGAGCGACCGGCCCGACAGGACCAACTGGTGCGACGGGTGCTCAAGGCGAGCTTGGTCTTCGTGGAGCAACTGGCCCTACCGGTGCGACGGGTGCCGCTTCAACGGTTGCTGGACCTACAGGTCCGACAGGTGCATCTATTACTGGACCCACGGGACCCACGGGTGCCATTGGAATCACCGGTCCTACAGGACCTTCGGTAACTGGTGCAACAGGCCCAACTGGCGCTGAGGGTCTCGGTTATGGAGGCATTACCTCTACAACGAACATCATTATTGGTGCCGGTAATAAAACATTTACAGTCAACGACCCGGGTGCCTTTGCTATCGGTGGTCGTATTCGATTTGCCGCTCTTTCCCAGCCGCAGGATTACATGGAAGGTGTTATTACTGGTGTTGCTGGCCTCAGCATCACATTTGTTTCTGATATCTACAACGGAACTGGTAACACTTACAACTCTTGGTTGGCAAGCATTGGTAGTGGCCCTACAGGACCAGCTGGCGCTACAGGACCCGTTGGACCATCAATCAACATTAAGGGAACAGTTGCCAACTTTGCGTCACTTCCCTCTTCAGGCAACGTTATTAACGATGGTTGGATTACCGAAGACACAGGAAGTCTCTATGTGTGGTCTGACCAGTCAACGTGGGTTGATGCTGGACAAATTGTTGGAGCAACGGGGCCGACAGGAGCAACTGGTCCATCAATCACAGGACCAACCGGACCAACTGGCGCAGCTTCTACAGAAGTTGGGCCCACCGGTCCGACCGGCCCATCCGTCACTGGTGCAACAGGCCCAGCCGGTCCTACTGGTCCCGCTTATTACGAGCTCGTTGGTAATCAGTATCTAGAGAACACGGTTCTTGACGAAGAAGATGGAGCCAGCATCGTCAAGATAAACAGCTCCGTGTCCACGACAGTGACTGTTCCAGCAGACGGGGCAAACGGTTACACGTTCCCGACAGGAACTCAAATTGTTATTACCCAGCTTGGTGTCGGTCAGGTAACTATCCAAGGAGACACCGGAGTTGTTGTGTTGAGTGAGGGAGCCAGATACACAACCAAAGCTCGATACGCAATTGCTTCTCTCATCAAACTATCCAGCAACTCTTGGCTACTGAGCGGAAACTTGTCGGCGTAATCATGCTTATTTCAACCCATGCGATGCACGCAACCCTCCCCGTGCCCTTTGTGGCAGCGGGGTGGACTTTGGTTGCCGATTCGACTTTTGGGACGACAACTATAAACACAATTACATCCAACAGTTTTGGTCAATACATTGTTGCCGGGAACTCAGGCAAAGTAGCCACTTCCACTGACAGCGGGTTTAGTTGGGTTGCTCGAACATCGAACTTCAGTACGAGCAATATTTACTCTTCTGCGTACTACGACGGTCTTTACATGATTGGCGGAAGTTCTGGAAAAATTGCTACATCAACTGATGGAATTACGTGGACTTTAAGAGCTTCTGGTTTCGGAGCTAGCGCTGTTTTAGGAATAACTTATGCACCATCTGCTTCGCTTTGGATTGCTGTTGGAGGCTCCGGAAAACTAGCAACCTCGATTGATGGCATTGAGTGGGTACTGAGAACTTCTTCTTTTGGAACTTCTTTTATAAATGAGGTCTACGCAACCGAAACTTTTATTATCGCTGTTGGCTACGACGGAAAACTTGCTACATCAACAAACGGTCTTGATTGGACGCAGAGAACTTCTTCGTTTGTTTATGACACCATCAACGATGTTGTAGCCAACGAAAGCAGGACTCAGTTTGTTGCTGTTGGTGACTCCGGAAAGATTGCTACATCATCTAACGGAACCTCGTGGACTCAGGTGTACCCACCTCCTTCTTTTGGTGCTTTTAGAATTACTTCGGTAGACGCAAACTCAGAAAGTTATGTTGCTGGCGGTACAGCCGGGAAGCTAGCAACTTCTCTTAGCGGAGTTGGGTGGACCCAGCGGCCTTCAAATTTCGGTCTCGACAACATCAATGCTGTTTTGCTGCAAGACAGTATCGGTATTGCTGTCGGGGGCTCCGGAAAGATTGCGTATTCGGTATAGGAGATATAAAGATGTTTAAATATGTAATCATTCCAGATGGCCCACTTGTACAGATTATGTACGGTGACAACGTTATTGACGAGTGCGGTCCTTGGGAAAGTCTTGAAGCAGCAATCAATTGGGCAGAGGCTTATGTTGCGAGAAAAAATGCAGGAATCCCAGAACCAGTTATTCCATAAAAGTACAATAATTATTTAGAGGATAGAAAGGAGGAGTACAGTGGCAGCAATTGATTTCCCAACCCCCACAGTTGTAGGTGAAGAGTTCACCGCTGGAAACAGCACTTGGGTGTGGACAGGCACTGTTTGGGAGCTAAAGCGCACTGCTCCCACTGGTCCTCAGGGTCCACAAGGTATTCAAGGACCAACAGGTGCAACTGGTGCTAAGGGTGACACAGGTCCTCAAGGTATTCAAGGTGCTACAGGACCCGTTTCTGACGTTGCTGGTCCGCAGGGACCCACAGGTCCAACTGGTGTTCAAGGACCCACTGGACCTCAAGGTATTCAGGGTGAACTTGGTACTCAGGGTCCAACAGGTCCCACAGGTGCTGACTCGAACGTAACCGGGCCTCAAGGTCCCACGGGTCCTCGTGGGCAAACTGGTCCTACCGGTTCGACTGGCCCTCAGTCTGAAGTTCCCGGTCCAACGGGTCCAACGGGTCCGGTAGGTAAGTTCATTGCTAGTCCGGTTCAGCCAGACATTGGATTGGCTACTGATGGAGATACTTGGTTCGATACCGGAACTGCCATTACATATGTTTTCTATAACGGTGTTTTCGTTAGAACTCAGGGCGGGCAAACCGGACCGACTGGCCCCCGGGGCTTGCAGAGTACCTACGCAGTCTCGACTGCGTGGTGGTTAGGCGTATAATATGCTGATTTCTTCGATTTCTACGAAATCACACCGTACTTCCGGTGTTATCCTATTTGTTGGGCTGTCTTGGTGTGAAAGAGGTAATGAATAATGCCCGGTTTTCTTGGCGGTAGCAGCGGCACTGGTGGCGGCACTGGTGGCGAAATCTCATTCCCGAAAGAGTTCATCGACCCAGTAACTAAGCTGCGTGTATCCACACCAGCCAACCTTATTGACACCGACTTTGAGTACGGTCTTCAGCCCACCAAGTGGGAGACACTAGAGCTAATTAACAACACCCCTTCGTTCTTCTCGAAGTCGGGTGACACGACCATCCCCAACATCAGTGCAATTAACACGATTCAGGGTTCTCGTGAAGTTACCGTCACAACAAGTCTGGACCACGGGCTTTCCGTCGGTATTCCCATCAACGTAAACGGTACAAAGTCCATCACTGCAGATGGCGCTTACATCATCAACTCGGTACCTACCGCCAGAACCTTCACATATCTAGCCAAGGAAAATCAGTTTTTTACAGCCGCCATCGAAGACCTCTATACCTCGATTGTGACTGGCGAGTTCTTCCAAGGCTCGCAGATTCGTATTGCTGATTCGCACGGTTTGGTGACTGATGCAGCGACTCCCTCAACTCTGACTGTTACAACAGAGAGTCCTCATGGTTTTGGTATCAATACACCTTTCTACTTTCTGAATCTGAACTCCACTATTTCTCAGGAGTTTGATTCGACTAATACCGCCGCTAAAACTTTTGATTCCAGTAACAACTCAACAGCTCGTGTTTTTGATGCATCGAACACGGTGACATCAGCTAACTACGACTTTTCTAATAGAACTGCAAGCCTTCCGGCTAGCGTTGCGGGAAGTCCAATCGCAGGTGTCAGCGTCGAAAATAATACAATTACTGTTGGTCATACAACAGAGACGTTTGAGAATCGAGCTATTGGCACTCCTCTTTACTACGACGTAGTTGCGTCTAGTGGCTACTTTGCCAACAAACCTCGTGGAGTTGTCTTCCTCAAGGGGACCGACTCTCTAGGGGCTTCCCTTTCCACATTTACGGTTAGTGAAATCCCCAACGGAGATGTAATCGACATTACGTCAGCAATGACTGGAACTTTCCAAGTTGCAGACTTGGTTGCGGAGTTTGCTGGTAATAACCAAGATTTCGACAGTCAAATCTCTTTAACCATTTCAAGAGGAACAGCTCACGAATTTGACGGAGACAACTCCGAGGGAGCTACCTACACGATAAACAGTATTAGTGGCCTTGGAAATATTGCCCTAAGCGGTGATAGCAACTGGTCTACCGGTCAGATGGTGTACTACAGCACAGACGGTGCGGCTGCTACAGGTCTCACAAACAACACCACATACTGGGTTACAGCAGGTAACCCATCAGCCAGTGTTATTAACATTACAGACACCCCCGACGGAGCAACCCTGACTGCCATTTCTGGCGGTACTGGAACCCAGACTCTGACCGCTACTTCTGTGTCTTTGGACAAAGATATTTTGGCTGTTCCCGGTCACGATTTTGAAGAATCAGACATGGTTTTGTACTCGTACCCAGCCGGTGGAGCGATTACAACATCAGAAGCCGCTCAGAACTATTACTACGTTCAGAATGTCTACCCAGACGGAACCCACATTCGTCTAACAACCACTAAAGGCTTTGTTCTCGATGGAACCACTGAAGCCCGTGCTGCTTCGAGTGGTCAACAGATTCTGAACGACAACCCGGCTGCAACTAGTGGCACTTACTGGATTAAGCCCCCCGGTGGAACAGTTGCATACCCGACTTATGTTGATATGGACCTTGAAGGTGGTGGTTGGACGCAGATTATGAAGCTGTCCTACAACACACTGCTCAGTCCATACATCGGTCGCCCCGGTGGGGCAACCCATGCTGGTGCTGGCTACACCTACGGCCCAACTTGGGACGGCTGGGCGTGGAACCAAGACTCCGACTTCGACACCCTGTTTAACGACAGTTCGAATTCCGACTTCAGCGATGTTGACTCTTTCTCCAAGCTGTTTTACCAGCTCCCATTCAATGATGTGATGGTTGTGTCTATTGCCGACACAACTAAGCGTCTCGGATGGAGGCACAACGCTCAGATTGCAAACATGAGAGCCGTTACTGGTGGGACCGACCTATCTACATACGGAGATGAGTGGTTGTTCCCGGCAGTGGCGCAGTTGGAGTACTCGTGGACCCGTCAGTTGGAGCTTTTCCCGAGTGCAAGGAACTACCAAGCTCAGACTCCAACAGTTTTTGGGTTCAAAGTTCTTTCCGACCGAGCAAATAACTTCAGCTCTATCAACAGTTATATGACCGGTGGTTACGACCCAGTTACATCAAACAACGTAACCGGTCACGGTGCATCTATGATTGGTATGGGCGGTACTGGCGGCATTAGCGGGCGATTTGGTGGCGGTATCGGGTTTGCTTACACCTCCAACTATGCCTTCCGTGTTGGTGGTCACTTCTGGAATTCCAGCTTCAACACAAACGTCACTAACTACCGACTTTTCACTGGTTTGGCAGTGTTCGTCAGGTAACCCCAGTTGTATAATAAGAGAAGGTCTAAGAAGAGGAGCTGCTAGCAAATGGCACTGCTAAACATCACCGCTGTGGGTGGAGCGGGAACGCACACTCTCCAGAAGACAAATGTCAATCTGGATGAAGATTTTGTGTACTTCCCCGGGCGTGACAGCGCTACTACGCTTTCCTCTCAAGTCACTGATGAGAGCGCTTGGGTCTTTCGTGAGGGGACGGGAGACCTAGTTGGTATTGACTCTGACAGTGTTTATTTTCTAAATGCTGACGATTTTAGCGTTGGGTTTTCCGCCACAGCAGGTGGTTCCAATATTGACATCACAAACTTTGCCGCAGGAACTGTAACTTTCAACTTCCCGAACGTTTACAACCAACAGTTCAACCTTTCTCAGGTCAAGTACGAAGACCAGCAAGCCGTCAAGTATGTAACAGACGGAGACGCAATTACTGGGCTTGTCTCTGGAAATGTTTACTACGTCAAAAATCTACTCACCGGTCTTGGCGGCTCTAGTACATACAACTTCACTACACACACCTTCACAACCGGCGGGGCAGAGGGTCGTTATGGCCCGACAATCAGCCAACTTCGCACAGAGTACGAGGGTGCGGGCGCTACTTGGGCCTCTCAGTACCTTTCTCAGGGGGACTATCAGGGGTATCAGGACTGGGAAGTGCCAGTTGATGGCGTCTACGAGTTCCATGTAAAGGGCGCTTCTGGTCGGGTCGGTCGAGCCAACGCCGGTCTCGGCGCTGCTGTTAAGGGCCGAGTGCGCCTCAACCGTGGTGAAATTATTACGATTGCTGTTGGTCAGGTTGGTGAGCTTCCCCCCAACAACACCACATGGCCTGCTTCATCTGGTGGAACATTCGTAGTTCGCAAGGATGGCAATATTCCTCTGTTTGTTGCTGGTGGCGGTTCGTCTTCTTCTAATACAACTTCTGCTCGTAACGCAAATGGAAATGGTCAGACAACCAACCAAGGTGGTCGTTCACAGCAGTACAACTCAGGTTTTGGTGTAGACGGTAACGGTGGTGCCGGTCGCTCGACTGGTGGTGCCGGTGGTGGCTTCTACGGAAACGGTGGAAACTCCGAGCGTGGTGGCGGTGGACAAGGCTTCCAGAGCGGTCTAATTGGTGGCTACCCTGCTGGTAGCTCCTCCGGCGGCGGTGGATTCGGTGGTGGAGCCGGTTCAGACGGTCAGACTTGGGGTGGCCCCGGTGCAGCCGGTGGTTACTCAGGTGGTGCAACTAACGCCCGTGTCGGTAGCTACTACTGCGGTGGCGGTGGCTCTTGGATTATCGCTACAGCTACAGATGTTGCGACTTCCACTGGAACATATAACGGTTCGTCTCAGCTTCTGGGTCGTGATATCACAACAATTGATTACAACGACTCTAACGCAGACGGTTCGGTTGAAGTAACTCTAGTTGAGTCTTCGGTGTATGGATTTGTTCTTCACCAGTCTCCCGAAGACGCTGCTCAAGACCTTAATGAGATTGAGGTTGAGCCAGCAGGAAGCTCTTACCACGCTCTTATCCCACTCACTGTGGATGTGGACTCCAACCAAGTTCATTTCACCAGCCCCCACGGGTTCTTTGCTGGTAAAGCCGTCAACTACTTCTACGAGGGAACACCAGTTTCCACTCTGAATGAGTCTTCGGTCTACTACATCGACGTTGTGGATGACTATTCATTCCGTCTCAGCACAACTCCGGACCCCGACTACACAACTGTCAATCTGACTGCTGCTTCTTCAGCAACATCAGAAGGATTTAATGATGTCGTCGTTAACCTTGACACAAACAGCTTTACTGTTCCTAATCATGGGTTCTTGGCAAATCAGCCTGTTCGCTATCGAACAGATGAGCAGGACCCGATTGTCCCCCTGCAGGACAACGCTACTTACTATGTCAAGGAAGTAATTGACGCTAACCGATTCACTCTTAGCCAGTCCCTTGATGGACCAGTTCTTGACTTGACTGCCCTTGGTGAGGGTCGGGGCCACAGCTTCGTCTTTACCGTTGTAAACGAATTTGAAGACAGCATCTACATCCCAAGCCACGGATTTGTTACCGGTCAAACGGTTCAGTACGCCAAATCTCGTGACTACGAGATTCAGCGTCTCTACTCAAGCGGTGTTTACAAGTATGTAGATATCGACACAGACGGTGGGTTTGACGGCAACCAGTTCTTGCTGTTTGACAACGTTGAGCGTCCATCAGAGCGTGCTCTCTTCCCGCAGTTGGAAATTACAAGTTTCCGTTCGTCCGGAACAACTCGCTACATCACAACAAGCGCCAATCACGGTCTCCAAAACCAAATGTTTGTTGAGGTCAGCGGTCTCCCAGCAACAAGTGTTGCTATTGACCGTCGTTGGAATGGGTTCTGGCGGGTTACTGGTATTCAGTCTGCTAACGAGTTCTCCTATACAGCAGAGGAAAGCTTTACACAGAACGCTACGGATGGCCCTGAGGGCGCAGTCATGCAGCGTGACCTTGACTATGAGTACTTCCTTGGCGAGCGCCGAGTAAAGATTCGTGGAATTCAGTCCTCCGGTCGTAACCGCTACATCTACTGCGACCGTCCGCACTACCACGCCAATGGGTATCTCATCAAGATTGAGGGAATCCCGGATGAGAACTACGGTGGGTACTTCAACGGCGAGTGGTTCAAGTCTGCTGATTGGAACCCCGGGGCTCTGGGCGATATAAGCAGCGAGTACGGTTTTTACTGGACAGCTGGCTCATCTCCCATTGGCGAAGATGAGAACATCACGTTCCCCTACTTCCAGCTTCCCACTGATGTATATGCCACGGTGGTGGGCTTTGGTCGAATTGACAACATCGAGACTGGCATTAATGGTGCCCGCACCCGCTTGCGTTACCGCAATGACTTCGCAAGCCTCACCCAAGCCGAAGAGCTTGATGTCAGCGGATTTGTGTCAAAGCGTGGTGGCTATGTAGAAAGCCGTCGTCTTGACCGCAGAACTCGTATTTACTTCAATCTTGACTACAACCACGACCGTATAGTTGGCGACCGCATCACGGTCAACAGCATGGAAGACCGCTTCCGTGATGTGTTCAACCGTCAGTTCTACGTCAGTCAAGTTATTGATGCTGACGAGCTTTACGCTGAGCTAGACGTTCCAGTATCTAAAGAAATCGAAAGCATTCGATTTGGCGATGCCACCGGCAATACAGGTCAATACAACGATATCTACATCAACTTTGCTGAAAAGCATGGTTGGAGTGATGGCGGAGACGCATGGTTTAACATGCGTGACTTTACTGACCAATCTGACAAACTGTGGTCTGGGGAATGCAACATCATCAACCGACGAAGCGAGGGTACTCGTCGCTACATCACCACAGACAATCCTCATCGCCTTAGCACCAACTACCGTGTTCGAGTATTCAACTTTGATGACGGTGACGGTAACGAAGCCGAGTTCAACGGGGATTGGATTGTTGCTGGAACCAGTAATGCTACTGAGTTCTACTACGACGTAGATACAGGAAACAGCCTCACCACTACGAACGAGGCGGCTGGGGTTGTCTCTGGTCGCATCCGTCGTGCGTACTTCCTTGACGATGTTTTCAACACTGGAATTACGTGGCGTCGTCGTACTGGGAATGTTGTGAGGATGTACCTAGATGCCAACCACGGTATGCAGGTTGGCGAATGGCTTCGCATCTCGAACTGTACCGGTTCGCAGCCAGAAGAGTTTAATGGCGAATGGCAGATTACTGCTGTCCCGAGCGCCCGTGAAGTTGAGTGGATTAGCCCCAATACGGGCACCATCGCTCAGCAGAACATCGACGGAACCGTTTGGGCTAGCCGACAGATTCGTGCCTTTGACGAGCCGCAATACACCTTTGCTGTTGCTGGTCGAGAAATGCTTTCTCACAACATTATTCAAATTGAAACCCAGTTCGAGCACGGTTTTGATTCTGGAATGACTGTCAACATCAGTGGTATGTCTGGCAACAACACTGGAGTTTTCAACGGAACATTTGACGTAATCAGTGCTGTTGATGACACCCATTTCACGTTGACAAGGCCCACTCAGACCAACGTTACGCAGTTCAATGTTACAAACAGAAGTAGGACTTCGTTCCTGTGCGATGTAACTTTGAACACAACGCACAACTTCCAACCGGGCGACACGGTAGTCATTTCGAATATGACTGGAACCAACATCGAGTCCTTCAACGGAACTCATGTGATTACAGCTGTACCTGCTACCAACAGAATTCAATTTGTTGACCCGCTTGGTGGCGACGGAACAATTGCTGCTGCTTCGGTAACAGGAGTTTGTCAGCTAGAGCGAGTCCCCCTTGCAGCATCTAGCGGGACAATTCGACTCAATAGCTACAACAGCTCTGGATATAACATCACTTCATACGCCGACCTTGTAGAGACATCGACTGATGGCTACAACGGCATTATGGTCACTGACACCGCAATCCCGGGTCTTAACAACCGTGACACGTACTACGTCCAAAAGGTTGACGACAATACAATTCGCTTGTCTGAGGACCCAAGTTTTGTCAACATCGCTGACATTCAGGGTGTTGGTGTTGGCAACCACTCTATTATCAACAAGTCAGTTGATTACGAGAATGACACAATCACCATTCCAAACCACGGATTCTCACTTGCAGAACTTGTCGAGTACGACACTGGTGGCGGAACTGCAATCGGCGGTTTGACTACAGCTACTCCGTATTATGTGGTTCCCATTGATGGAAACACTTTGCAGCTGGCTACATCTGTATCCAACGCAAACAACGGTGTTGCTATTGATTTGACAACAGCTACAACCCCGACTGGCAACCACACGTTGAAGTCCTTGATTAGAACTCCTGATGGCACATACACCATTAGTAATGTTCCAAGCTCTACAACATTCGAAGTAACTGCTAACGGTTCAGTTCCTGAAATTGTCAAGACCTTTGACCCGCAGTTCACGGTTGACCTAGAGCAAAACGTCATCAAGATTCCTTCTCACGGGTTCTTGACTGGAACCAAGGTTACATACAGCCCCAATGGGGGGACTGCTCTTGGTGGTCTAACTGCTGACACGGTGTACTACGCAATTGCTGTCAACAAGGACTTCATCAAAATTGCTGACACAGCGGAAAACGCTGCTTCTGGCATCCCTCTCCATATTCTAACAATTGGAGCAGGAACCGAGCATCTATTTACTTCAGCCCAAATCAACGGTCAGATTACTGGTACCGGTACCGTAAGTACCGAAGTTGATTCGGTGTTGGTGAACGGTTCAGGTACCACCTTCTCCAAGATTCTGAAGGTTGGCGATGTATTCCGCCTCTTCCCGCCAGACATTGAGTTGAAGTCATACTTTGAAGCATCAGATGTTGATGATTCAGCTGACGAGATTCTTGCTGCTAACCATCCGTTTGTGACGGGTGAGTCCGTGCTGTTCAATGCTGGCTCCGGTGGTCGTCGTGTCGGTATCTCAAGAATCCAGAGCTCTGGAACAACTCGATACATCTACACAAGCGAGACCCACGGGTACTCAATTGGAGATACAGTCACCATCTCTGGGCTTAGCAGTGATGACGCTGAGGACTTTGAGGGTACGTATGTTCTTACATACGCCACTGGTCAGGAAATCCGTTACACGGCATCTGAAAGCTTCACCCTTGGTGTCGAGAACCAAGACTGGGGCGGTGTAGTAGACCCAGAAGGTCCAGATGGTGTTGCTCCAGCACCACTCATCAACGACCGTTACTACTATGTTCGTCGCATTGAGGATGCTGCTGTTCGAGGAATTACTGCTCGTTATCGAACAAGCAATGTTGTCAGAATTACAACAAGCGCTGCTCACAACTTGCAGCCCGGTAACGTTGTAACAATTGACAGCATTACTGGTGTAAGCCCAGAGGTGTTCAACGGAACGCACACAATTATTGCGGTGCCATCGTCCACCACATTTGAGTTCAACTCAAATGGAGCAAACATCTCTAACGCTGGTGTCACAGGCAATGTGAACAACACAAGTAGCAACCTTGTGACACTACACCCGAGCTATGAAGATGCGTTGGCTAACACAAATGCCATTGACCTTGCTACTCAAGGTTCTGGTAGCCAGTTGTACCTCAACCACGTTACGCCGTCTGCTCCTATCATTCGTGAGATTGCAGCTATCGGTTCGGATGAGCAGGTCACCGTAAGTCGCCCATACACGACGGCTTACGAGAATGTTTCCTACTCGTACCCGACCTTCGTATACGTGCGTCCTCAGGGGTACTCACTACACCGCCCGTTCGACGGTGGTGTTGAAATGTCTACCGGTGCTGATACTTGGTACGGGTCGATTGTTCGTCAGACCCGTAAGTACTTCCGTTACCAGTCCGGTAAGGGTATCCAGACTTCGGCTGCTGTGAACTTCAAGCCCAGCATTGACATCGAAACAATGTACCGAGTTGGAACCTCGAACGTTGTTCAGATTCGTACCCGACGCCCGCACGGTCTCATCAACGGTCTGTTTATTCGAGTTGACGACGCCAAGGACCAGTACGGCGTAGACAGCCCCGTCTACAACGGAACCTTCCAAGTAACCGTGATTGACTCGTTCAACCTCACTGTTATTTCCCAGCAACCTATTGTTGAGCCGGTCGTCTACGGATACCCGAGACTCCACGTTGACGCTTGGACAAACGGTGCTATTCGTTCCGGTATGTTCGACTTCCAGAACGGTATGTTCTACGAGTTCGACGGTCAGAAGCTCTACGCAGTTCGTCGTTCTTCGACTCAGCAGATTGCCGGAACGTTCGCCTGCCTGCAGGGTTCCGAGAAGGTATTTGGCACCAACACGGCGTTCGAGACGCAGCTGAATGTTGGCGACTACATCGTCCTTCGTGGTCAGTCATATCGCATTGCTGACATTGAGTCAAATGACCGTCTTACGATTAAGCCCGAATACAAGGGTGCTTCTGGTACAGAACGTGAATTTGACCCAAGCACTGTTGTAAATACGACCACAGATACCTTCACCATCCTGAGCCACGGGTACACCCAAGACCTTCCTGTGGTCTACAACTCAATTGATGGTGAGCCGGTTGGTGGTTTGGTAAACGGACGTACTTACTACGTTGAGGTTCTGACAAGCAACACCTTTAAGCTGAAGGCAAGCCCAGACGCCGGAACTACCGTAAACCTTTCTTCGCAGGGGACAACAACAGTCCACTCGTTTACTCCTGCTAAGACGGGCATTATTGGTACGTTGACTGTTGACACCAAGATTCCTCAGGAAGATTGGAGTTTGGACCCCTGTAACGGAACTGGTCCTACTGGCTACAACCTTGACCTGTCCAAGATTCAGATGGTTTACATGGACTACTCGTGGTACGGTGCCGGTAAAATTCGATTCGGCTTCAAGACCGTCGAAGGTCAAGTTAAGTACGTACACGAGTTCACTCACAACAACCAGTTGTTTGAGTCCTACTTCCGCTCTGGTAACTTGCCAGCTCGTTACGAAGTCACAACCTTTGCGAACCCGACATACATCCCGTCGCTGTTCCACTGGGGTACTTCGGTCATCATGGACGGTGAGTTTGACGACGACAAGGCGTACTTGTTCACCAAGTCAAGCCAGACTCTTAACATTGGTGGTACGACCTCTAAGACATTTGGTTCAAATGCTCTGAGCAACATCACTGATGTTATCAACATTCCGTCACATGGTTTCTCTGATGGAGATGCTGTTCAGTTCTTGGGACTTGGTTCAAACGGTCTGCCTCAGAACAACAACCAAAACCCACGAACCCAGTACGTAGGGTCTTACTATCCGTATGACTACCTAATCAACGAAACCACGTACTACATCAAAACTGTTGATGATAACAACATTGCTCTGGCGTTCACCGAAGCTGATGCTACGAGAAGTGAAGTTCCCATCACTAGCATCTCAAAGTCAAACTACTTGGTAACTGTTGACACGAATGGCAGCCACAATCTACAAGTAAATGATTACGTGTTCATTCGTATTAGCCCTCAATACACGAACTACCTTGCTTACTCTGGGGTAGTCCGAGTGTCTCAGATTGTTGATGCCAACACATTTAGGTACTACCAATACAGCTACCAACGTAGTTCCAGCACCATCAGCAACCCGCAGAACTCGTTCTTCCAGCGGAACATTATCAACTTCTACAACAGTGGAAACTCGCAGTCCACTTACAAGTTGTCTCCGCAAGGTTCGTTGAACAATACGTCTGGTACTAACTACCAGCCACTCATCTCTATCCGACTGAGCCCCTCGGTTTCAGAAGGTTTGACGGGTGCATTGGGTGACCGAGACGTTATTAACCGAATGCAGTTGCGTCTGCAGGAAGTTGGTGTTCAGACCAACGAGTTGATTGATGTGAAGATTCTTCTGAATGGACGACTCAATAACTTGAACTTCATCGCTGTAGAATCACCATCGCTGGTTCAAGTCGTGGAGCACACATCAAATGACACCATTTCCGGTGGTATTCAGGTGTATAACTTCAAGGCATCTGGTAACAACGGTGTTGAGCAGTCAACTAACGTTGATGTGAGCGACTTGTTTGAGCTCTCAAACTCCATCCTCGGAGGTGACTCGGTGTTCCCGGACGGGCCCGACATCCTCACCGTGGCGGTTGCTCGTCTGACCGGTCAAGAAACATTGGCCTCAGCGAAACTGTCATGGGGCGAGGCTCAGGCGTAAGGAGAGGCGCAGATGGCTATTCAAAGACTTGCTGCGGCAAGGCCACAAGCAAATGTCGATACAGGCATGGTTACATTTACGGACAGCTATTTGGTGTCCGTGGTTGTCACCAACATCTCACCTTCGGCAACCCCAATTCCTAGAGTAGCCATTTTCATTGTTCCCTCAGGAGCGTCAACAGAAGGTTCCTACGTTTACCTTGCAAATAATCTAGACATCGGTTTCGGGCAAAGTTTTGAGACTTTTAGATTTGCTGTAAACCCGGGTGACGGTCTATTTGTTAGGTCTTCTCAGGCTACGGTGTCTTTTAGCGCTTATGGTCTTCTCCAAGACGATGCAATTGGTCAAGGAGATTTGTCTCTTACGTTTACAAACAAAGTTATTCGTGGCGTAGACAACACTCTTTACTTAGACATCGGGGATACTGCAGACCGACGCTCTGATGCCGAGGTTGGCTATGTCCGCTTCAATACCGAGTACAGCGCCCTTGAGGTTCTGACAGGTAGCGAATGGGAGCTTGTTGGTACCGGAACTGGGGACGGAGCTACTGGACCGACTGGACCTACAGGTCCCATCGGTGACACGGGACCAACCGGTCCTGAAGTAACCGGTCCCACCGGACCCACCGGGCCCACTGGACCTTCTGGAGGACCAACAGGACCAACTGGAGCCACAGGACCAACAGGCCCGGGTGGCGGTGCAATTGACGTTGCCAACACAACAGATACAACAACCTTTGTTGGTCTTTATGAGGACGCCACCGGAACCATTGGTGGTAAAACAAACTCTGGAATTGTGTACAACGCCAGTACAGAGGTTCTTACGGTAACGGCAGTCGAGACGGGTTCAATCAACGCTCCGTCTAGTTTGACCGGTACCTACACCCTCACATCACCTACAACCATCACGCTGGACCCAGTTGATGAAATCATCAACGATGCTCCGATGAAGCTGGTCAGTAAGACAGTCCTTGAGCTGTCAACCTTGGTATCAAGTGCGGGTTCTATCGTCTACTGCACAGATGAAACTGGCGGACCAGTTCTTGCTTTTTATGACGGTACTGACTGGCGGAGGGTGACCGACCGAGCGGTGGTCCAGTAATGTCTGACGAGTTGCGGGAGTACACAGTTACCGCACCAGACATGGATATCACAGATTCCATCTGGGACGACCTGCTCACTGATGCGCCAACTCCTGACACAATCCCCGACAGGTCAGTGGAAGTAGCTAACGAGCGTACAAACAATCCTCGCAACACTTCTTACTTTCTTACTGATGCTGAAGCCGAGGCTCTTCGTCAGGACCCTCGTGTAGAGGCTGTAGAGAATGTCTCCGAAATCCCCGTGCGAAAGCGTGCTTTTCTAGACGGAAATTTCAACAAGCTAACAACCCAGACCGGAGAAAAGCAGAACTGGGGCCTGCTGCGTCACATTAATGCGACGAATGTTTTTGGGACTTCCACTTCTGACCCCGGTGGAACTTATGATTATGTTCTAGACGGCACGGGAGTAGATGTCGTAATTGTTGACAGCGGAATTCAAGCTGACCACCCCGAGTTCGAAGATGCTGAAGGTAACAGCAGGATTCAGCAAATTGATTGGTATACCGCCAGTGGCGTTTCTGGTTCAATGCCAGCAGGGTTCTACGTTGACTACGACGGACACGGAACTCATGTTGCCGGAACAGTGGCAGGCAAAACTTTCGGCTGGGCAAAGAATGCCAATATTTATGTCATTAAGTTGGCTGGCCTTGAGGGTGCGTCAGACCCTGTAGGAGGCATGAGCGCTGCAGACGCTTTTGACTGCATCCTTGGGTGGCACAACAATAAAACCAATGGAAACCCCACGGTTGTTGTGAATAGTTGGTCGTACATCATCTACTGGGATGAAGCGACCGACGAACTTACTTACAACGAAGTCACTTACTATCCGGTAACAGGTGGTTCCTATCAAGGTGTACCGCATAGCGATACAACAAAGGACACTGCTAAGGGTTTAACTGGTCAACAAGTTGATACAACACTTTTTGTTTTCAATCAGAGAGTCGCCTCAGTAGATGCTGATATTGCCTCAATGATTAGTGCTGGAATTGTTGTGTGCAACGCTGCTGGCAATGGCGGTCTGAAGCACGATGTGTCCGGTGGAGTTGATTACGATAACTACGTGACAGCCACCGGTCTGTCAAACTTCTACTACCACAGAGGTGCCTCTCCTTCCGTTAACGGCTCTTCTGGATTTGAGGTTGGCTCATTTGGCACAAACTTCATCGGTGGTGTGGAGGCAAAGTCTGTTTACAGCGATGCTGGCCCCGGAGTAAATATTTATGCCGCTGGGGACAGAATTATTAGTGCTTACAGCATTACCAATGCAGATTCTGCCAGCAATCCTTACTACTTAGACAATGGGTATTACCAGCAGGTTCTTTCCGGGACTTCCATGGCTACTCCTCAGGTAGCCGGAATGTGTGCCCTGCTTTTCCAAGCTCACAGGGACTGGACACCTGCTCAGGTTGTTGGCTGGATGCAGGGAAATTCTAAGACTATCCTGCACACCACGGGCCTCAGCGATGACTACTCCACCACAAACAGCGTGTACGGCGGACCAAATAGGATTGCTTACCTGCCAATGGCTGGTCAAAGACCATTTTCCCTAAGTGAAGTAGCATAAAGTCAGGGTTGGGTATAGATGATGTGTAGTAAACTAGATAATAGATTTCCTAGGAAAGTGACGGTGGCTGTCTAATGGCTGTAACTCGTATTGGGGCTGCTAACCCCCTAGCCAACACGCCTACTGCTCTGCCTGCAGTTACTACCACGGGTGTGGCCTCTGTCATTGCTTCTAACACCGAATTTGCGGAGGCTGCCACCACTATCTACGTTCAGCCGGTAAACACCGTTGATGAATCGAGTCGTGTCTATCTCGCTGCCAATCTAACTATTCAGGCTGGTCAGAGCTATGAAACTTTCCGTTTTGGTGTTCAGTCTGGTGATGTTGTCTATGTAGAGGCCAACACACCAGATGTGTACTTTTCCATGTCTCTTGTATATGAGACAGCTGGCGTAGACACTGTTTTCTATCAAGAGACTCAACCGGGGTTCCCGGAAGTTGGTCACATCTGGGTAAAGCCAAGCACCGGAGAAGTTTATTTCTACACCAACGACAACGGATGGTCCCAGCTTGCGTACATTGGTGAAGGACCAACTGGGCCTACTGGACCTGTTGGCCCTCAAGGCCAGCAAGGCATTACTGGTCCTCAGGGTTCTGGCGTAAACATTCTTGGAACATACTCCACTCTCCAACTCCTTCAGTCAGACAACCCGCTGGGGAACATCGGTGACGGATACATTGTTCAAGAAGACCTTTACATCTGGTCAGACCTAAACCAAGAGTGGGCTAGCGCTGGTCCGATTGTCGGACCAACGGGACCAACCGGTGCCACGGGTTCAACTGGACCAACGGGTGCAGATTCAACAGTTACAGGTCCTACTGGTCCCACTGGTCCTTCTGGTGGGCCTACTGGCCCAACGGGGGCAACTGGACCAACGGGACCAACTGGTCCTACAGGTGCAGACAGCACTGTTGTCGGTCCTACAGGGCCTACCGGTGCAACTGGTCCTACAGGGCCGGATGGTCAGCTCGGGGCAACTGGGCCTACCGGGCCCCAAGGAGACGATGGCATTGTTGTCTCAGCAACCGCACCAGCGAATACGGATGTTGTCTGGGTAGACACAAGTGTTGCGGGCAGCTATGGGGTTTTCCAGCCAGTGCAGAATGTCTTCTTCCACAACCCAAATACAGCAAACAGCGGTGTTTGGACTATCGCTTTTGATGCAGCAGATACTTTTGGCGGAACCGTAGCGAGTGCTGGAACACAAAATGAGTACATCGAGTGGAATGTGTCTGTCATCCCCGGAACATACACGCTAACCCTTATTCACGATGAGGCTGGCGACCGTGGCATTTACACCGCATCTATTGATGGAACAGATGTTGGAACTATTGATGGTTACAACGCATCCGCTGGTCCTGCTCTCGATGAGATTACTTCAATTTCTCTAGCTCAAAACAGCATTGTCCCAGTGAGATTTACTATGGCTACGAGAAACGCCAGTAGCTCTAACTACTACGCCAGTATTTCTGGATTTACTCTGACAAGGACGGGCGACTAATGAGTGTAGTCAGACGATATAACAACAGTACAAGCGCTTGGGAAGCTGTTGCCATTGGTGACCTAGGGCCGACGGGACCGACTGGTCCCTCGGTCACTGGTCCGACTGGTCCCATTGGAGAGACTGGGCCCACCGGTCCAAGTGGTGGTCCGACGGGGCCAACAGGGCCTACAGGCCCCACGGGCGCAGACGGTCCTACAGGTCCCCTAGGCGACACAGGACCTGCGGGTCCGACAGGGGCTGACGGACCTACTGGTCCCACCGGGCCTCAGGGTGAAGATGGCACTGCCGTAAACCTCAAGGGAGAAGTTGCCACAACAGGGGATTTGCCCGGTAGCGGTGTCGCTGGAGACGCTTACGTTGTAGAAGCGGACGGCGAACTGTACGTCTGGGACACAACCACTTCTCAGTTCCTCAGCATTGGTTCAATCCTAGGCCCCACCGGGGCTACAGGACCTACAGGCCCATCTGGTGGACCAACGGGTCCTACGGGTGCGACAGGTCCCACCGGACCGTCTGATGGTCCAACAGGACCAGAAGGACCTACTGGACCAACGGGTCCTACGGGTGCGACAGGCGCTCAAGGTGCGGACTCGACTGTTACTGGCCCCACAGGTGCAGACGGTCCTACGGGTCCGACTGGTCCCACTGGCCCCGCAGGTCCTGCAGGAACTACCACTTTTACGGGTCTGGATGAGGTTACAAACGCTAACAAGGGCTATGACGAAGCTGCTCTTCCTGCGATTGCTCAGCTCGTCGTGACACCTAACGGTACTAATGGGTATCAATTCAACAGTCACTACAGCGGAGACAACCCAGACGTTTATGTCCTTGGTGGGGCCACAATCGCCTTTAAATTGAGTGGTCTTACTAGCCACCCCTTCAGGATTCAGGAAGACACTGGTTCTGGGTTCGCCAACATCTCTAGTGGCCTAATCCACGTTGACACAGACGGAACCGTGAACGTGGATGTCAACGCTCAGGAGCAGACCTCAGGTACGGTTTATTGGAATGTTCCGGTAACTGCTGCCACAAACGGCTACCGATACCAATGCAGCATTCATACCGCTACCATGGTCGGGAACCTAGTTCACAAGGCTCTTAGCGCTATTTAGCCCATTTCTCTCCGCCAACTGTTATAGTGGTCTTGCCACTGCAGATGGAGAGAAATAATGACCCAGCTCCCCAATTGGTTCGCCAACGACGGGCAAGCAAATTTTCATGCCCACCTGAGCGAACTATCTTCCACACCAATTAGAGCTCTACAAATTGGTGCTTACACGGGGGATGCAAGCTTGTGGATGTATTTTAATCTTCTCAAGCACCCCGACTCTGTTCTTATTGATGTTGACACTTGGGAGGGTTCAGACGAGCCGGTACATCATGGGATGAACTGGGGTTCCGTAGAGACTGTCTACGATGCAAAAACCCAGAAGGCTCGTGAAGAAAGAAAAATTGTCAAGTTTAAGGGAACCAGCGACTGGTTCTTCAAGAACAATCAACAGTTTTTTGATTTTATCTATGTAGACGGAGACCACACCGCTCCTTCTGTTATGAGAGATGCCGTTCACTCTTTTGATTGCTTGAAACCCGGTGGGATTATTGCATTCGATGACTACCAGTGGTCCGCCGGTCTCGGGGTTTCGAAAGAGCCCAAGGCAGCTATTGATGCTTTCTATCTAACTCATATGGAGAGATTGGAAGTCTTAGTCAATGACTACCAATTTTGGATAAGAAAGACGATGTGACAATGGAAGAGAAAAAGCCGTACAAATTTGTTGTCGTTGGTGGTGGGACTGCGGGTTGGATTTCTGCTCTCTATCTTCGCTACAAATCTCCCAGCTCAGAAATCACTCTGGTTGAGTCAGATTCAATTGGCGTCTTAGGTGCTGGAGAGGGAACTACTCCGCCGTTTATGCATTTCCTAGAGAGTGTTCAAATACCGTTGTCACGGTTGGTTCAGGAAACAAGCACGACTATCAAAAATGGAATCAAGTTTGTCAACTGGCAAGGAGCCGGTGATTATTACTATCACGGGTTTGCTGCTAGTGAGGAAGTCGGCTTAAGCGCTTTTGACAATCACCAATATCTCTTTGACACTTCCATGCTCTTTGCTTATGGAGAAGCAACTGGAAAATCATTTTCCGACTACAACTACATAGACAGACTCTGTGAGCAGAATAAAGTTCCATTCCATCTCCACCCAGAGTATGAGAGTCAGGCCATTCCTGACCCAATTTTCAAGTATCTCTACAATGCAAATTATGCGGTTCACTTTGACGCAATTGCCCTAGCTGACTTCTTCAAAAAAGTGGCTACGGAAGAAAGAGAAATCATCCGTATCGAGGGGAAGGTAGTCGGTGAGACAACTAACTCAGGCGGTGAGATTGAGTCTCTTCAGTTGGAGTCTGGAGAGAGCATCGAGGGAGATTTCTTCATTGACTGTACTGGCTTTGCGAAAAGACTAATAGGTGGTCTTTACGAGAGCGAGTGGGAAGACCACTCCAAATACCTAACTGTAGATTCAGCAATGCCGTATTTTCTGCCAGTTGACCCCAACAACTTGGCTTCCTACACAGAGTCAACAGCCATGAAATACGGCTGGTCGTGGAAGATTCCTCTGCAGCACAGGTACGGCTGCGGCTATGTCTTTGATTCAAAGTATCTAACTGATGAAGAGGCTAAGGCAGAAATTATCGAGTTCTTAGGTGAAGAGCCTGTGTGGCCCCGAGAGAAGTCCTTCAAGTTCTCCCCGGGGTACTACAAGACCCCATGGACAAAGAACTGCCTTGCCGTAGGTCTCTCAAGTGGTTTCATAGAGCCACTTGAGGCTACGTCAATTTGGGCCACTATTCTTCAACTAAAGCACGCTCTCAAAGACATGGCTTTAGTTAAGAACAGAAATCAAAAGAGTATTGACGAGTTCAATAACTATTCTTGCCGAATCAACGACAGCATTTTCAACTTTGTCTATCTCCATTACATGGGCGGTCGTACAGACACTGAATTTTGGAAGCACTACCAGTCAGATTCGAATACTCCGCCTCGGTTAAAGTCTATTCTTTCGACTTGGGAATACAGGCTCCCCCGTTACACGGATTTTGAAGGAGATATTTTCCTTCTTGAAAGTTGGCTCTCTGTTGCAAAGGGAGTTTCTAAAGTTAATGACAAGACATACAAACAACTTTATGAAGACAATGATATTCCAGAGCACATCGAAAATGATTATAAATTTTTGATGCAAGTTCAAGAAGAGCATCTAGACATAGCCACCCCTCACGGTAAGTTTCTGGCTGACCTTGGGCAGGCATCGCAAGTACGGCAAGCGTGATATAGGAGACAATGATGAAAGCTGCTATCTACACAATCGCACTCAACGAGTTACAGTTTGTTGAGCGTTGGTACGAGTCAGCAAAGGATGCGGATTACCTGCTAATTGCTGACACTGGGTCTACAGACGGGACGGTGGAGAAGGCTCGTGAGTTGGGTATCAATGTTGTCGATGTGCGGGTTAGTCCTTGGCGATTTGACGACGCACGCAATGCGGCGCTCGCTGCACTTCCTCTCGACATCGACATGTGCGTGTCCCTTGACATGGATGAAGTCATCACTCCCGGATGGAAACAGGTTCTAGAAGAAGCTTGGGAGAAGGGCATCAACCGCCCTCGTTACAAGCACATTTGGTCGTGGAACGAAGATGGCACGCCCGGGCTTGAATTTTCTTACGACCACATTCATGCTCGTAAAGGCTTCCGTTGGCGGCATCCGGTACATGAGTGCATCTACTCATATGGCATTGAAGAGATGCAGGGTTGGATTGACGGTCTAGAGACCCATCACCACCCCGACAACACTAAGAGCAGGTCTCAGTACTTGCCGCTTCTTGCGCTTTCGGTTAAGGAAGACCCCTACAACGACCGCAACGCTTTCTATTACGGTCGTGAGCTCTACTTCTACGGTCAGTACATGGAAGCAGCAGCAGAGCTGAAAAGGCACTTGGAACTACCTACAGCCCATTGGAAGCCAGAGCGTGCTGCCTCAATGCGGTTTATTGGTAAGTCCCTGCCCGCCGAGGCAGAGCATTGGTTTAGAAAGGCTGTTGACGAAGCCCCCGGTCGTAGGGAGCCTTTTGTTGACCTTGCAAAGCTCTACTACGGTCGTCAGGAATGGCGTCAGTGTCTAGACGCAGCCGAGAGCGCCTTGGAGATTAAAGAAAAGCCTTTGGAATACCTTTGCGAGGCTGAATCATGGGGTGCAGCACCGTGGGACTACGCTGCAATCGCTGCGTACAACCTTGGAGAGTACGAAAAGGCCGCCGAGTACGCTCGTAACGCCGTAGAACTTGAGCCAGACAACGAACGAATGCAGAGCAACCTAGTTTTCTGCGAAAAGGCAGCCGGAGCTAGTATTACTTCTTAGTTTTCTTAGCTCGGGCCTTTTCCTTGGCCCTTATTCGGGCTTTGCGGTCACGCTCTTTCTGCTTCTTCTCTTCTCTCTGCTGGCGGTCAAGCTGGTAGGCATGGACAGCGTTGACACTGGTCCTGCTACGCCATGAGAAGTGGCATACGGTGCAAGTCACAATCTTGGCGGTAGTCCAACGACCACCACCAGAAAGTTCTTGAGTACTGGTTTCTAACTTAGAGGGACGAGCACTGCAATAGGGACAGTGAGGGAATCTACGCCTTCTAGTTTCCTCCCCTTTGTAAGACACGGAGAGAGCTCTGCGGATTTCGACTTCATCCTTGCCGCCCCAGATGCCCCAAATTTGTCGATGCTCTAGCGCCCACTGCAGACACTGAGCTCGAACTGGGCACGAGTAGCACAAGTTTTTCGCTTCTGTGCGCTCGTTGGCTTCTTTCGAGAAGAACCATTCTCGGTTCTCACGAAATTGGGGTTTGGAGCACAAAGCATCCGACTGCCACTTCAGGTTGTCGGCAGGTTTCCACACGCCACCATAATAGTAGATTAGACGAGATAAATCCGGGATATTGGACTAGTTTTGTATAATTTCCACCCAAGTGGTTGGTAGAGATTGGTCTACATAGTCGCCATACTCGGTTTCGCCATCTTCATCGCAGGCGAAAAGTTGGGTGTCTCCATCTACATACCCTGAGTATCCAAAGTCCCACAGAGCCCCTTCTAGGGCTTTAAAACCGTCTCCCAGCGAGTCCACTACACCGTCTCTCTGGAGAGTCGAGGCTAGGGCTCTAAGCACGATTTCGTTGTCGGATTCAACGTGGTCGTGGGTGACGTACACGAGGTCTGAATGGTTCTCCGAGAAGTAGCCCTCGCCCTCCCAGTGGGACCAAAGGGACTCTCCCAGACGAACGTCTTTCACTTGCCTACTCTTCTTCTGACTCTTCTAAGTCGAAGTGGGCCTCTGTGTTTCGGCTCATTGTAGAAATTTTTTGATTGGTGAAAGAGTCTGCTTCTGGGTCACGAAGTTCGTAAATCCCAGAGATAGTGATTTTCCCGCACTGAGAGCAAACTTCTACGGTCTGGGTGTTGTACTTCTGAGGGATGTCTACACCCTTTAGACGCATGAGAATGTTCCCATCATCGTCGCAGCTTTCGGGTTCCCACTGAGTATGGTCTTTAAGCCAACACGCTTCACATGTTGGCAGTGGTGCCATAACCCGTTCTGCGCTCATGCTTATATTCTACCTGTTTGGCGAGTATGGGATTGTCTTAGGAATGTTTATTTTGCTTTTTCCACGCATTGTTCTGCGCTCCCTAGGGGTCAGCCCTCCCCACATACCGTGGAGTTCGTTTTCTATTCCCCACAGTGCGCAATCATTTTGATGGACGCAGGTGTTGCAGATTTTCTTCGCTTGTCGGTAGTGGTCTGAGGGGAAGCCAACCCTTTCGGGGTCGTCTGCGTCTTTGTTGAAGAAGATTTCAACTCCGACTTCTCGACACTTAGCCTCATCGAATTCCCATGGCATCTTCCTCATTACGAAGTTATTCTCCTGTCGCTAGCTTCCCTACTTCATAACCGCAACCGGCATAACCGGCAATGTCAACCCAAGTGTCTGGTTGGAACCCTGACTTAGAAACAAATCGAGCAAGTTTCACACCGACCATCGCCATGGCAACTTCTTCGGCTGTTATTTCCCGCTCAAAAAGAACGGACCAGATTTTTGCAATCCTTGTCAGATTCTCTTCTGGTCCGCCGTACTGAACATCTCTATCCCCTGCGATAATCCGTGCCGCTTCTCTGAGAGCCTCGACACGGGGGAGAACGGGTTCTGGTGCTGGTGTCGTTTTGTCATCGTCTGACATCTTTTATCCTTGCTATTACTTCGGCTGTGTACTGGTGGTCGCTAGAGATATCGGAGCTTTCAGACACAACAAGCTCGTAATCAATTTTGTGTGCTGGAGGGTTTTCTTCGTACTCTTCGTCATCATCTTCAAAGTCAAACTCGTCAGAGATTTCAAGAAACTTTGAGATGGCTGCATCAGCACGCTCTTTCAGTTCTTGATAGCTGTCACCCTCAACTACAAACTTCAGCGTGGCTGTTGTGGTCATGCTGAGACCAGTTTCTCCAGTTTGTCAGGCGGGTAGTGCGCTCCATCAAGAGTAGGAGTTTTTCCGTCGTTGCTCTTGATGATGACATCACCGTAGCGAACACCCACAACTACGCCTTGGCGTCCGTTGTGGAGAGTCCCTATGTCTCCTGAGAAAGCGTCTGCTCTAACACGAACAATCTCCGAGACTCGGATATCTCCCGGGCGTGCTGGAATCCAGACTTCGCCTTTCTTATCCTTTACAAAAGCGTGACCTAGGGCCAGCTTAGAGAACATCTCGATTGCTTTTTCACGGTGCTCATCTGTCAGTTCCATCTCGTCAAAGACTTCGATGAGCTTTATGGTTGCGTCGCCTACAGGCTTTCTTACACGAGCAGCCTGCAGTTGCTCCTTAATCCACTTCATATCAAGGTTGCCCATTTTGGCTCCTTTCTTATTTGATTGTACTGGTTGGGGTTATGGAAGTAAAGGATTCGAGGAAGAGACGATGATGTCTCCGCTCAAAATCCCTCTTAGTTCGTTGGAAACCTCATCCCATGTCGGAATGTTGTTCATATAACTTTCTTTCTGGAACGAGGCAAGTTCGTATCTTTCGGTGTGACTCATCTCCTCGACGGAAGTCGCTAGATAAGACCACTCCGCTCCCATGTGGCTGGTACGCCTCCAGTCCGTAATGACCGGCACATCCATGCTGAGCGACTGAGCGAGCAGCGGGGACCACCAAGGCTGCCCCTGTCGGTAGACCGAGATGAGAGAACCAATAGACCCTCGAACTCTGTCAATTACGTCTTGCTCTGTCTCAGACCTCTTACTTTGAGCAAGGACAACTTTCTGGGTCAGCTGCTCTCTGGTGCTCCTAAGCCAAACCGTGTTGGTTGCGTCGGCTGTCCAGTAGTTGCTCTGGGTTGCGTTCTCCGTACTGACGTAGTTCTTTTCAAACAGCCAACTGTCTGGAACAAGAGAGATAAGACTGTTTGCACCCATGACCAAGCTGTCTTGGTAGATAGTCCTACTCTCCGACCACGGGAACGCTGGGTAGTAAGTGTGAGGCCACTTCTTACTGTGAAGAAACGCTATAAAACCGTTGACCTCGTTCTGCAGCTGGTTGCTAGCTACAAAGTCCGAATAGTTTTTCCTTCTGCTAAAGAAATCCTTCGTCAGGTCTGACTTCCCAGTACGACAAGAGTTAATCGACGCTTGAAGTTTGTGCGGCTCCGGGGCGTCAATAAACATCTCAAGATTGCCGAGTTTCCATGCTCTGTAAGCGATGGCAAATGCTGGGTAGACCTTGTAAGCAGTGACGCTGGTGGGAGGAGCGATGCCTACGAGAACTTTGTCGTACTGCTCAAGCTCTTCCATCGACATGTCTACAGATGGCCTTAGAACAAACGTAACGTCTGCGTCAGCGTGTACTAGAGACTCGTAAAGGAAGTTTGCAAAAGTCGGTTTACCGAAAGTGGTCTGAGAGGCTGTGGAACCTGTAATCAGTACCTTCATATCTGTCCTTATCTATTCATAACCAGAGAAGCCGCCCAATCCGAAGACTGGACGGCTCCTCTAACCATTCGTTATGTGTATATACGGGGTGTATATACAGCTTAGAAGGGTGCAGCAGGTGCTGCGCTCGGAGCCGACTCAGCCGTAGTCGGTGCCGGTGCCGCAGGAGGCGGTGGTGCCGCTGCGGGAGCTGGTGAGGCAGCCGGAGCAGCCGCAGTCTGCGGAGCAGCAGCCGTCTGAACTGGGTAGTAGTTCTTGATTTCGTTGCGCTTCTGACCGTTGTAGGTCCGAGAGCCAATCTGACCACGGAACTTACGACCGGCAAGAGCCTGCTCAATCTGAGCGTTGGTCGGGTTCGAGTCGAAGAACTCCTTGCCAAGACCCATAGCTGACATCTTTCGGAAGAAGATGCCAAGTGCCGTTGGGTTGTCGGGAGAGACAACGAGGTTGTCCCAGACAAGGCGCTTGGCGTGAGGACCAGCCTCAACCTGCGTCTTGACGCTGAACATGGTCTTACCCGATTGGGTGACCTTGGCGACTCCCTCGACAACTACGAGTTCGTAGTCCCCGTCCGGGAGCGGTTCATAATTGTTGTTGGTCTCGCCTGCATCCTTGATGAGGTCGGACCAGTTGAGGGTGCTCATGCTGATACCTCTTCCTTCTTCTTGTTGTTGGTGCTTTCAGCCTGAGTACTTTGCCTCGGGCCAAAAATGGTGTCCAGCATTACCTCAATGCTGAGGTTCTGCTGTTCTACGACAGAGCCCAGTCGTCCCTGAACTCGTTCTCCCGCCTCGTAGTCCGCTGTGCGCTCGACGTACATACGGCGAACTTTGTGCGGGGGCTGAAGTGGGTCTTCGTTGGGGAAGTTCTCGATAGTCAGGGCACCGAGAATGTCGTAGAAGTACGGTGCCTGAATGGCGAGCTGCCCCTGTAGGTAAGGACGGTGCTTTCCGTCCTGAGTCACCCGAGACATCGCAGTGAGAACAACAGCCTCAAGCGGTGTGGTCGGGTGCATCGTGAGGTCACGAAGGTCACGAAGAAGACCGCCCATGTGGCGAAGGAGTTCGCCCCACTGCTGCATCTTCATTTGTTCGTTGCCTGCGATGCTGTCCATGCACTTGACCTGCAACTCCGAGATGGAGTCGATAATCAAGGACTTGAACTGATGCTTGCCAGCCTGAAGCCACTGGTAGGTCTTGAGAACCGTGTCGTAGTCACGAACCGTAACCACGCAGGTGTCCCAAGTGCCATCAGCAACAGGAGGCTCTTCCCTAAGCGGGTCCCAGTACTTCACGTTGATAGGGAGGAACCTGTGTCCACCCTCAACGTCAAGCATGAGTCTCGGATAGGGAGCTGTGACGGCGAAGGAGGACTTACCCACCTTTGATTCGCCATACACCATGACGGTCAGAGACCGCTGGATTTCACTCATGCGTCACTCGCTTCCTTTTGTTTCTTGTGTTCCGTAGTAGGCGTATGGGTCCGCCTCCTCGAACATTTCGCTAATTGCTTGCTCAGCCGCACTTCCATCGTCAACCAATGTGCAGACGTTGAAGAAAGGGCACTTCCACTTGCAATCACGACTAGGCCGTGGGTACGCATGGAACGCTGGGCTCTCCCCCTCGTCCAAGGCTTTGCGAACCCGCATTAGGTCAGCAATGGTGCCGTGGATGCGGTCCCAGAAGGACCTCAAGGTGAAGATGTTGTGACGGACCTCAATCTGGTCGTAGAAAGGGGGCCGTGCATTGGCGGTGCGCTTCACCTTTTTGAGCATGGTGAAGATGCCACCGTCAGAACGATTCTTCTCGTCTTCCTTAGTGGATTCGAGAAGCATGTAAGTCATAATCTGCTCATTCATCGGAGCGAGATTGGCGAAGTCACTAAGTGACCCACCGACGGTCTTGAAGTCACGGAACATCCGGGCTCCATCCAACTTGCGAACAACTCGCATGTCTAACTTGCCTGTCAGTTCGACTTCCCCGTTGAAGAGCGGAGCAGTGATTTGCTCTTCTGTCGAGACCATCTCAAGTTCAGCGTCAATGCCGTTCTCTTCGACCCACTGAAGGTAGCCGTCGAGCATGATGTGTCCAAGCTCTGCTTCCTTCTCAAGTTCTGATACATCTTTGAACTCTTCAAGAAGGAGAGCCTTCTCAGCGTTGACAAGGTTTGAGTGCGCCTCAAGGAGGGGTACTCCTTTTGAGTAGTACTGGTCTAGCGCTTCGTGGATTCGGCTACCGAGAGCCAAGGCACCAGTTACGTCCTTGTACTTGGGTTGAAGCCGTCGGTAGTACTGCAACCACCACTTGCGCCTGCAGTCTTTGAACGTTTGTAGTTCAGAGTTAGAAAGTCGAACAACGCCACTCATCACTTACCTGCCTTATCTGCCTTGAGGATGGAAAGCAGTTGGTCCTTGTCACGGACGACCTGCTCAAAGTTGTCTGCCTTGGTTTCCAAAACCTGCAGAACACGTTCTTCAATAGTCCCCTCGGTCACATAGTCCGTGATGATGACGGAATCGTGAATCTCAGAGCCAATACGGTGTACTCGGTCCACCGCCTGCTTGTGGTCTACGAGAGACCACGGGCGTTGGAGCATCACCAACCGACGAGCAGCAGTCAAAGTCACACCGACACCTCCTGCTTGAGCGGTGAACAGAATCCATTTTGTCTTACCACTTTGGAAGTCGTCAATAGCTTTCTGACGTTCGTCTTCGTCTTGCGCTCCTGTAATCAGACCGTGCTCAATCTTGTTCTTCGTCATCGCTGCGCTAAGAAGTTCGATGAGCTGACGAGAAACGGCGCAGACAGCAACAGAGTCTTCACCGAAGTCTCCGCTCTTGATGTCCGCCATAAGAGCATCGACCTTGCACGAGGGCTCTGCGAGAACAGCCTTCATCTCTCCTGTTGTCTCGTTGACTTCCATCGTTGCGTAAGAGTTTGCAAACTGGTTGAGACGAGTGGTCTGCGTCAAAATGCTGGGAGCAGTGAGAACGTCACCGGACTCCAACTCTGTGAGCATCAGGTCACGCATCTGCTCGTATGCCTTCTTCTGCTTCGTAGACATCTCAATGTCACGGCGTTCGTGAATCTGCTCTGGCAACCAAGGAAGCACCTTCTGTTTCAACATCCGTCGCATGTGAGGATTGATGCTTCGATAGAACTCGTCCTGCATGTGAGGCTTTACTCCAAGAACCAACATCCCACCGAAAGCGTTGAGCATCGTGTCAATCATTCGCTCAATCCACTTCGTCTTGCTGGGCCAGTCCTTGGGGCTAATCCAGTGCAGGATGCTCCACAAGTCAACAACGTTGTTAGCTATCGGCGTCCCGGTGAGCGCAAATCGAATGTTCGCATCGCCCGACGCTGACCAAAGCGCACGAGTTTGCTTAGACTTTGGGTCCTTAGAACGGTGAATCTCATCTGCGATGACGGCCTTGAAGTCAATCTCATTGAGTTCTCGGATGTGGACCTCGCATCGGTTGGTGCTAACTCCTTCATCATGTCCTCCACATTCTGAGCATCGGGTAAGGGCGACCGAGCCGTAGGGGGCCAGTCGTGAGTGGGTACGCAGAGACTCCCAGTTGATGATGATGACATCAATGTTGCTTTCTACTGCTGTCTCGAACTGCTTCTTCCGCTTTGCTGCTGTCCCCTTGACAACCTGAGTTGTCACCTCGGGCCACCACTTGTTGAACTCTCGGGCCCAGTTGTTCTTCAGTGTGTTGGGGCAGACAATAAGAGCCGGAAAAACATCCTCGCCTTGCTCTTTCAGACGCTTCAGCGCACGGATGGCCTGAGCGGTCTTACCTAGACCCGGCTCGTCTGCGAGGAGAGCACGCTTGGCTGTTGCGAGGTACGCAACACCTGCACGCTGGTGGGGGAAAAGGTCTTCGTCACCCTCATACTCTTCAAGTTCACGGAGGGCTAGAGAGGGGTCAACCATATTGTTGAGATACTTGGTCGCCCAGTCAACTAGTTCTGGGCCAATCTCAAGGTCGGTGGTGAAAGTCGAGCGCAGGGCTAGACAACTTGTCCACGATAGAGGGACACGCCAAACCTGCTCTTGGGTTGACCAAGAAGACCCGGGGATGCTCTTACAAAGTTCTTTGTACCGCCAGTCGCAGTTAATTTGAATGTGCGACTTGTCGTTGTCGAGGTCTATCAGAACTGGCAACTTGCCATCCTTTCGTCGTTACGTCTTTCAGTGTAGCACATGCCTAACAGCTTGTGCGGAGTTTTTTAGTTTTTTCTGTTAGGCATCTTTCAGGAGGGCCCTAGGAACCCAGCCTTCCTTGACCAGCCTTAGCAGACCATGCCGGATGGCATCGTTAGCGTGCCCAGCACCGCCCCTGTGCCACGTTCCCAGTTCCTTGAGTACGGGGTTGGGAAACATGTTTTTGGCGTTTACAGGGGCTTGGAAGGCTATTTGAGAGGGGTCGTAGCCGTAGCGGTGGCAGAGATACTTGAGGACCCCAATCTGCTC